GACAATTTATCGCAGAGGTTTGAAATTCTGCGATCAGTGTAAAATGGAGCTCGAACAGTTTCTGGACGATGAGTTCTCGAAGATGCCGACGTCTGCTACAGTGACGATTAATGGGAAGATGTGAAGTATGGATAAACTCAAATTATATTTCGCCATGTTTGCTATTCTCAAAGACCATGAGTATCATGCTTCGGCTGGATATATTTTCGCATACGACAGGGATCGAGCGGTCGATATGCTAAAGAAGCACTATGGTGAAGAAACGAGGGTCAGATCCATCGAAGAACTAAAATATGAGGAGGGATCAGTGCTCTATGGAGAACGCTGGCATAAGATCTGATATTTCAGAAGGCGGTGAAGAGAAAAATCAAAGCCTTAAGAACCAACCAAAACTCAAAATAGGAGTAGCTTTTCAGCCAAAAGAAAGGTTTAGAACTTATACGTTATCTGAAGAATTTGTCGAAGAGCAATTCGAAAAATACAAAGAGCACCATTCCGATGAAGATGAAAGGACTCAAAGAGAAAACTATCAAAAGACTCTTGATGGCATCTTTCAGAATAAATCAAGGCGTGTTGGTGCCAAGGTGTTCTGTATTTGCTGTGGCGCTGGTAAAAGATCACCTCTTCGGCGGTGGAGAAACGTTTATATTTGCTCGGACTGCTGGAAGATTAAGGAAAGAATCGGCGAAGAACAGTTTGAAAAGGCTTTGAGAGGTGAAGAATGAACATAAAGAAGAAAAATGCGTTATTCGGAAGGTATCCTTCGTGTGATCTGCTCAATAATGCATTACGTTTCCTGAGAGACGGAAATACCGATGAGGCTATTGAAGAGATCATCTTCGCTATTGAAAAAGCTGGTGGATATTTTCACGAGGATAACGTCCGGATGGTAGTTGATGCAAAGAAGCGATGGGAAGAGACTCATATGGAATAATCACAATTTTAACAGCTCCTTTACTGGAGGTGAATAGAAATGGAAAGTAATAAAAATCTTGATCAATTCAATTCATTCGAAGATTTGAAGGAAATTATAGAGCAAATAAACCGTGATATTCAAGAGACCGATAGAGAAATAACTATTCGAGAACTATACGAAACTCTTGGTTTTGAATGTTCAAACAATTATCCAGACGAGTTTATCGACTGTTGGGGTTGGGACAAGAAAGGATTTAGACAATTATATTCAATTGTTACCGAATTAAGAGAGGCTTAACGGCTTCTCTTCTTTTTTTTTCTAAGGAGGCCAAACGAATGTCTCTCGACAAAGCAATCGAACATAAGAAAGAAAAGCGGAAGCCGTATCGTGGATCCAAAGCAATTGATCCCAGCTGCAGGAATCATGGAGGTTGCCCTTGGTGTGAAGAGAATCGTAAACATAAATTCAGAGATAAAAGACCACCGGTTGAGGAGGAATAATATGGAAAACATCGAAATAGCTGAAGATAAACTGAATGCAATTGTCGGATTTGTCCCATTCGAAATGTTATCACCAAACGGAAAGCCGATGCTCGGTCTGTCGCTTGATTATTTATCATTGTTTGGAATAAGTGATAATACTCCGAAAGAAACCGGGTATTATATTTTCCTTAAAAAGTCCTGGCCGTTTGTGATGGCTGGAAGGCTCACCTGGTATGGCATCAGGAATCTCTTTCGGAATTGGTTTATTAGGAGAACAAAGAAATGACAGCTTTTGAGAGATTACTCAATACCGGTTATCATTTGGATGTTTTTCAATGGAATAATGGAATAGAAAAAGGAATCGGTGTTTGTTTACAAGATACCGAAATTAAAGATGGTATATTCCTGGTTGGCGAATATGGAAGAGGACAAACATTTGAAGAAGCATGCGAGGATTATATTCGTCAAATTTCTGGAAAAACGATCGTTTTGCATGCATATACCAATAGTCGAAAAGAAGTAGTATTTATTTAAGGAGAATCATGATGGAACCGAAAGTAAATGTCAAGTTTCCAATTGTACGAGATATTATTGAAGGTGGGCAGCATCTTACGAAGACGCTCAACAAAGATGATATTGTAAAATGCATTTTCTGCGGGAATCCGATCAAACTCAGTTACCAAAATATACATTTGGCTGAAGACAGCATGGAAATAGTAGACTGCCCAGAATGCGGTCGTCATGTGAGCGTTTTATATTACTTCGACAAAGTTGAGAATCGCAAACGAGATCCGGTAAGAGTTGCCTATCACAGAGGGCAAAGATCAAGACAAGGAGGGGCGTGATGATATTTAAGAAGCTGATTCATCGCTGGAACCGATGGCTGGAGTGGAAGAATCTGGCCTGGATGTTTCCGTGGTGGAAGAAAGTACTGATACTGTTCGGAATCGTTCGGAATGAGTGGTTCGAGAGATTTTGGGATTGGAGGAATGAGAAATGAATGTCAATATATGCAGAAATTATTCCAGCGATAGCGGAGCATGCTTACGATGCGAAGATCAAGATGGATGGGGAGTAGGTATGCCGTGTTATGTTAAATCATATATGCCATGTTATGCTAAATCATATCCTATGAAGTCCAAGGTAGAAGAAAACTCTGATATTTCTCAGAATTGGAGGAATGAGAAGTGAACTCTTGTGTTTTTGACGTTGATGAAGCCTGCAGAAATAAAAATTTCGAAAACAATTATGAGCATAGATGCATCGAAGCTGATAATTTACTGAAGAATGAGCAGACTCTGTGTAGATATCGCATAGTAAAGCCTAATAAGTGTTATTATGCCAAAGCAGAAAACGAACAAGTAATATGCACGAACCCAGATAACGATGATGATTATGGCGAGGCATGTGTTGAAATATATTGCCTTAGTCCTTCTGTTTGCAAATACCACGACGAAGGCCCTTTTTCACCAAGATGCAGAAACAAAAAGCAAGACGTTGAAATATGTGTACAGTGCGATGGGTCGCCATTGATGCGATGCTATGAACCTGAAATTGAAGAAAAACCAGATAACGTTAATCACCCGAACCACTACTACCAAGGTAGCATTGAGTGCATCAAGGCAATTGAAGCGTCCATGACTCCTGAAGAGTTTCAGGGGTATTGCAAAGGGAACGTCATGAAATATATCTGGCGCTTCCGCGAAAAGAACGGGCTCGAGGATTTGAAGAAGGCTCAGGTTTATCTTGGCTGGATGATCGAGTCAAAGGAGAAGCAGGAGCAACAGAATCAATGAAGACGCTCAGCATTATATTAATAGGAATTACGGCTTTTCTGATCATTATGATTATTTTGTGGGTGGCATTTGATATTGATGTCTATAAGATCGTGTTTGGCAGAAAGTATAATGCAACGGGAAAAATTAAGTTCCGACAGTTTCTAATCCTATACTCGGTCGCTGACCTTTCGTGGATCCTAGATGATTACACTGTAGATTATTTTGACAGAGCATCAGGAAACTCATTCACTCTGTATTTTAGTATTTTCGATACGATTCGCTATATTTCATGGAAGCATAAACGGAAACGCAATGAAGCTAAAACCAGGCAGCTCAATGAAATGAAATATGTACTTTCACTCATGCAGCAAGATATTCAGGAATACTGTGATAATCATATTGAACTAGTAAAGGAGAAATCCAATGTCAATCAAGGCGGGTAAATATTATATTTGTGATCGATGCGGAACTACTTCATTTTTCGAGAAAATCGGAGAGGAAGAGACCGATGGCGGTTTCACTAAATTCGATAAATTCAAAGAGGCAACGGACTGGAATACCATTTATCCTAAGGCAGCCCATGATACAGGAAATTCTAAGCTGCTTTGTCCGTCATGCAGCGAAAAGTATAATAAGCTCATGCAAGAGTTCTTTGACTACTGGAGAGACTTTGATCGTCAATGGGAACTGCGGCATTAACCCACACATAAATAATTAAAAGGAGAATGCCTTATGGGAGAACTGGAAACTTATATTTACAAACTGGCAAAGGCGCTTCATAACAAAGACAAAAAACAGCGGGATCAGATTCTTGCAGAGCTGAGACAACTCGGCGTGGACAGCTCGACGGCTCT